TGGTGCCGTGCGGGGACCCCCTATGCTGGTGGTGCCCCTGCCGCTGCTGTTTATACTTTTACGATACCCCTTGACGCCTGCACTTATACCAACGCTTTTCTTGCTGATGTTAAGACGGACGCCGGGGGCAATTTTCACGCTTTTTCTGAAACGTAAACCCATATAAAACCACCTTTCTTGCGAATATCCACAAAAACATAGAAATTATAATAGTGAGTGCGCCCAGCCTTGCCACGCCGGAAAGGTGGTCACACATGATAAAAAAATATATACACTGGTATGATTGCAGAGTGTACGCAATCTATTACAGCAGCATAAACACTATTTATTATAATTTAGATTTCAATGGAGCAACGCAACTTATAATTTGTAAATAGCGGGGGGACGCTGGGTGCGTTATCACCCGGCGTCTGTCCCGGAAACACTGCCAGTGTCAACGGGCGGGCACTGGGCTTCTAAATCTTCTGGATTGTCTGGAACTAACAATGCAGGGTCCGCAGTAACAGCAGCAACAAGCCTGCGTTTGAAAAATTCCACGGCAGTTCTTCTAATTTCTGGGTCAAGTTCAAAGTACGTCTTTATGATTTCCAATTCAAGACCCGTGGCACCTTTAGACTTCACGAAGTCGTCAAGGCTGAATGTGTCCGGCTGTATATACATTTCACCAGAACCAGTGCGCAACCATTCTTCATTCACATTATAAAGAAGACAGATTGCCTTGATTGTCTGGTCAGTGACGGTTGAGCCGTCCCGTTCCATGTAGCTGACGCCAGTTTGCTTCATTCCCAGACTTACTGCAAATTCAGTCTGGCTGATGTGCAAAACATCTTTTCTAAAATGCTTCACACGTTCATTGATAGTCATTTGACTTCACCGCCTTTCTTTTATGTTTAAAGAATAGCAGTAACCGCTAAAAAAGTCAATATTAAAAACGGAAAAAGGGTTGACAAATAGCAGTAACCGCTATAATATATAGTTAAACAAGCAGTAACCGCTACAACAGAAGCGTTTACCGCTTGCGAAACCACACAGCATGAAAGGAGGAACAGACCATGACAGAAGTTAAAAACATGGAAACCATGATTGCAACTGAAAACCAGCAGGAAGCAACAGAGGTCATGGCTTTTCTGGGGGAACTTGAACCGCAGGAAAAGAAAGACTTTCTGGTGTTCATGCAGGGCATAAGATTTGCAAAGGGCATGGCACAGAAAATTGCGCCGCAGTCCGTATAAAGGAGGGCGCAGGAATGGAAGTACAAGGAACATTCAATGCCCAGCGCTTTTTTGAAACGCTGGCGCTGATTATATCCCAGCGGGAGGGCGTGAAAGTCACCGTGACAGTGACACAGCCAGAGCCGGAGAAGAAAGAAAAGCAGTCAGCGTGAGCGCCGGGCAGCAGCAGAAACAAAGGTTTTTCAAAAGTCAATAGCAGTGAATAGCAGCAAGGCTGTTCAAATAAAAATCATACCAGATACAAGGAGGAAAGCCACAAAATGAAAGAATTTGTGAAGAAAAAAGCAGTCATTGTCATGGACAGTGCAGGACTGCCAAACTACATGACCATGTTTTATATGGAGCCGGGGACCTATGAGCCGGAGGACGTGCCGGAACTGTTCAAAATCAGAAACAAGATTGTTCCTGCGGTTCTGGTGTCGCAGTTCACCAACACCATGATTAAGGGCGTCCCGGCGTCCTTACCTTACCAGCAGCCAAAACACACTATCAGTTATGATGAAGCGGCGGCAGCCTGCGGAAGAAAAGGCAAGGGCTGGCACCTTATGACAAATACAGAGTTTGTCTATCTACTGCATGAAGCAGAGGAACTGGGGCACACAATCGGCGGTAATACAAACTACGGCAGCAACTCAAAGAATGAGCAGGAAAGCGGCGTGAGATACGACAGCGCCGGACGCACGCTGACCGGGTGCGACCACCTCACATGGTCCCATGACGGAACAGCAGACGGCGTGTTTGGTCTTTGCGGTAATTTCTGGGAATGGGTCACGGGCTTGCGTCTGCACAAAGGCGTTGTGGAATACACGCCGAACAACGACGCAGCAGTTGAGGGCTACACAGAGAAGCCAGACTGGACCGTTGCAGAGGTGAACGGCAGACCGTTGAAGCTGTACGGCAACAGTGCTGGTGATGTGGTAATGTCCGTTGCGGAAGAAATCGAAGAAAACTGGGAGGGCTGCCACATGGCAGACTTGCAGCTGGAAGAACTGGAAGAAATGCCAGAAATTGCGTACAAGCTGGGAATTGTACCGCATGACTGGAAGAACGAAACAGCCGGAATATGGGCAGACAACGAACTTGAAGAAGCCGTGCCTCTCCGGGGTTCGGGTTTCGGCAACACTTCCTATGGTGGTGCTGGTGCGCTGAGCTTGCTCGACCCTCGTTCTTTCGTCGACGGCATTGTGTCGTTCCGTTCCGCTTTATTCTTGGAAAGCTGGGAACTGGTAACTGATTTACTGAAAGCGGGTGCGGAAGCACACGCAGGAGCGCAGGACGAATGAGCGCAGATAATTTCCCATACGTCGAGGGACAGCCAGCGGAAATCTATTTTGACGGTAAATGGCACCGGGGCAAGATAATTGCCGGGTACAGATTTAGGGACGGAATAGTGACCATACAGACGGAAGATGGGCAGAAAATCGGGTGCGGTGAGAGCCGCAAAGAGTTATACAGAGCATTGTAAAAATGGCAAGCAAAAAGCCTTTGAAGCTGTGCCGGAAACACAAAATCAAAGGCTTTTCAAAAGTCAATATGTTAATAATTCAATACACGTTTATTATACCATATTGGCGGCTACAAGTCAAACATTTTAGAGGGCGAAAGCCTTTGAAAATAGCGGGTTTCAAACCTGTTAAACGGGCTTGTATGGGGTATTAACATTCCTACGAAATATATAAATATATATACGCTGTATGGATAATGAACAGGAGGGATAAGAGGGAGAAGAAGAACCCCACCCCACTTCTGGTATACCCTTATACGCTTAAAACGGTATAGGACAGAAAAGGAAGTGCAGTGGTGTTCATAAGGGAGAAGAAGATAGACTGCGCAGAGTATAGAGAAGTGGATATAATACCACGAACAGAAGCAGCAGAGCAGGCAAGCAGAGGAAAGAGGGGTAAGAAAAGAAAGGTTAATGCCCCAAAGCAAAAGGACTTGAACGACAAGAACGCTAAACGCTATCTGGTACAGTTGGGAAATGGCAACTTCCACATAGGGGACCTGCATACAAGTTGCACATATAGCGCAGAGAACCTGCCGGGAACGGTAGAGGAAGCAGAAAACATTGTGACAAACTACCTGCGGAGAATAGCATACCGCAGAAAGAAGCTGGGGTTAGAACCCCTTAAATACATACTGGTAACAGAATACAAGTACAGCAAGGATGGTCAGTGTCTTAAAAGAATACATCACCATATCATTATGAACGGCGGTTTAGACCGTGACGACGTGGAATTGATGTGGACGAAAGACCGTATCAACTGGAAGAAGACAGACGACCCAGAGTATAGAGCCAGTATAAAGCAGCTGGGCTGGGTTAATGCAGACCGCCTGCAAATGAATGAGAACGGCATAGAGGGGCTTTGCAAGTATATTGTGAAAGACCCGCAGGGAAAGAAACGCTATTCAAGCAGCAGGAACCTTGACCGCCCGGAAACAACCAGAGAGGACGGAGGGGAAAAGCGGCAGCGTGACCAGAACCACTGGAAGTATAGCCGCAATCTGTCAGACCCAACGGAAAAGTGCAATGATTTCAAGTACAGCAAACGCAAGGTAGAGCAGCTGGCGAAGTCACCAGACGGCGGGCTGGAAGAATTTAAAAAGATTTACAGTGATTATGACATTGTTTCATGCGAACCCGTGTTTTATGAACAAACCGGGTGGCATATTTACTTGAAAATGTGGAAAAAGAAGCCCAAAAAGGGCAGAAAGGAGGATAAAAAGTGCAGTTAGGTGAATTGATAGAGAAAATGACGACCAGTGACCGTCTGGTTATCATCAACGCTGCCGGGCAGGTGATATACCGTGGCTATGCGGCAAACTTTGCACACGGGACAATAAACCCATTGCGCCGGGTGAAACGCTTTGGGCTGGATATGGAAACGTACAAGCGCACAGAAAAGATGTGGGACTGGGCAAACATACGGGAACTGCCGGAGCAGATACCAGTTGAACAGCTGGGACAATATGACATAGGGCAGCTGCAACAGCTGTTATTTATCCGGGTGATTTTGGAGGAATAAGGCATGGAGAACGAAAAGAAAGCATGGCAGACGCCAGAATTGCAGGAAATGGCAGTTGTTGTCCTATCACTGCACCAGAAATGGTGGCAGAAAATGGCAGCAGGTGAAAAGGTTCTGGAACTGCGGAAGTCAAAGCCGCAATGCAAAGCGCCGTTCCGGGTGCTGGTGTATGTCACAGGCGGCGTGGGCGTAGTCGGTGAATTTGTCTGCCCGGAAGTTCTGGAAATCAAGAACTTTGAAGAAGCAGAAAAGAAAAGCCGGGTGCCAGCACATGACATTCACAATTATGCGGCGGGCAGTAGAAACAAGGTGTATGGCTGGGAGATAACAGCCGTCAAGGAATATCCACAGGCAGTGGCGCTGGAAGAACTGGGAATGAAGCGTGCGCCGCAGTCGTGGCAGTATGTGAGGTAGAGAACATGGACCAGATACAACGGGAAAAGATAGCTGCAAAGCTAAAGAAAATTAAAGCATTGGCAGAACGTGGAGTAGGCGGCGAGAAAGAAACCGCAATGCGTATGTATGAGGACTTAAAAGCCAGATACGAACTGGAAGACGAAGAAATCATGCTGGACGCAGTAACGCTTCACTGGTTCGGCTATGCAACGGAACTGGAAGAAGAACTGCTGACCCAGATTTTCTACAAGGTCACGGGCGGCACGACATATCACATTTACACGGGCAAATACAGCCGCAGGAAGAAGCGTGGCTGCGATTGCACAGAGATTGAAGCAGCGGAAATCACATTGCTTTTCAATTTCTACAAAGCGGAATTGAAGCGGGAACTGGAAGCGTTCATGGTAGCTTTCAGAAGCGGCAACAACCTTTACCCGGACAAGACCGCCCGTTGCTACAAAGAGAACAACGGACCTGCGCCGGAGAGAACCGACGAAGAAAAGCGAATGTTGAAAAAGGCTGCGTGGTATTCACAGGTGCTTGACAAGAGAAGACCGCCACGGGCACTGATTGGAGAACCGGAGGTGGAAGAAGATTGAGTGAAGACAGAAAGAAAATCATTGCAAAGCTGATAAAGATAAAAGCCCTTGCGGAACGTGGCGTGGGCGGGGAACAGGCAACAGCGCAGCTGATGTATGACACCTTAAAAAAGCGTTACGGCATAACAGACGAAGAAGTGAGCCGGGCAGCAGGCGGCACGGTGGACATAACGGAAATTGACTTGAAACAGTGCTGGGGGCTTGCCTTTGCGCTGGGAGTGATAGCAAACAACCTGCAAGACGAAATGGAGCTATGCACAGTTTGTCCACATACTCACACAGAGGATTGCGCCGGGTGTGGAACCAGTGAAAACATAAAGGATTTGCAGATACAGTATGAAACCATGAAACAGAAACTTGAAGAAGTGGCAATGGAGGTATAGGGCATGGCAAGAACAAAAATACTGGTGCCGCCAGAAAAGCAGTGCGGGTATACTTCCGTTATTGTTTCATACAGCACGGGGATTGACAGCACGGGCGCTATTTACTGGGCAACACAGAACTTTGCGCCGGAAAAAATATTCCTGCTGTACTGCGACACTGGCGCAGAATACAGCGTGAATGAAGCGTTGTTTTTCAAGACTGCAAAGGTTCTGGGATTGAAACCAATATTACTGAAAGCACCGAAAGACTTTTTATATCTGCTTTTGAATGAGCGGTTGAAGTTCCCGGACAGCAAGAACCGCTGGTGTACGGCGTATCTGAAAACGGCGGTGACAGACCACTGGATAAGAACGCACCGGGACATACTGGGTGAAAAGTGTTTGTTCATATCTGGGGAACGCCGGGGCGAAAGCAGAGGGCGTGCAAAGCTGCCAGAATGTGAGTATCACAGCACGACATTGAAAACAGAGCGCAAGGGCAAGTTTGAATGTCACTGGCTGCGCCCAGTGCTGGACTACGAAAAAGGCAAGATGTTTGAATTTGGAAAGCGTCTGGGACTGGACCCGCACCCGTGCTATGAATACATTGACCGTTGCAGCTGCATGATGTGCATATTTGCGAAAAATGAACAGGTCATGGAGAACATGAAGTGGCACCCGGAAGCAATGCGGAAATGGGTAGACGCAGAAGCAAAGCTGGGGTTCACATGGAAGCAGAAAACAAGCCTGCAAGAATTGTGGGACCAGTGCTTTGATATTGACGACGTGACCGAAACGGACACACCAGAACAGGCAGGAGGTGACGCCGGGTGCCAGCAGTAAAAAGAAAAGCAATTCCAAAGGCGGTGCGGCAGCAGGTGTATGACAGCTTGAACGGGCACTGCGGGTATTGCGGTTGTGAAATTACATACAAGGAAATGCAGGTGGACCACATAGAAGCGGTGTACCTGCATGAAGCAGAACTGAACGCCGGGGAAGCGCAGCAGGTGAACAGCATTGAAAATTATATGCCAGCGTGCAGAATGTGCAATTTCTATAAGTCAACAATGAGCATTGAAAGTTTCAGAAAGCAGCTGGAAACGCTGCCAGAAAGACTGGAAAAGCTGTTTATATACAGATTGGCGAAGAAATATGGGATTGTGCAGGAAATCAAAAAGCCAGTGCAGTTCTATTTTGAAAAGCAGAAAGGAGGAACGGGCAATGCCTAAAGGATATT